AGTGCCCCCTACAGTATAATTTGCACCAGCACCTACTATAAATCGGTCTCTTAGGTCAGGAGTGCCATTCTGCCCATTACATAAATACCACCCAGCTGGAATAGCAACAATACTGGACCACATTGTAATCATTCCTGATGGAATGACTCCAGCTCCGGCATTGGCTATGACAAAAGCAGTAGTGGCAATTGTAGTGTTGTTTGTGCCAGCGGTCTGCGTTGTTGCTGTTACATTACTTGCAATAGTTCCGCCAGATACTATGTTAGTAGCGTTAGTTGCAGATGCTACAGATTTTGCTGAATCTGCAGTATTATTAACACTACCAAGTCCAACCATTGCGCTCGTGATACCACTCACTGTTCCAGTAAATGTTGGATTAGCTATTGGAGCTTTTTTACTATCTAATTCAGCAATGGCTGCTTGTACGTTAGTGGCTAATACTCCAGCCGTTGGGCTAAATGCAGTAGTGCTTGCTATTACAGTATTATTGATGTAACCATCAACTTCAGCTAGAATTTTCGTGCCTGCTAAAACTCCTGTATTCAGAGTAAAGCTAGTTGAGCTGGTTTCTGTGTAGGCCGAAGGAAATTGTCTTACACCATTAATGTAAACACGTAACTGGCCAGCACCAATAGTGTATGTACCAACGCCAGTAAATACCGTTTGACCAGCACTGGCGTTGAATTCATTTCGTGAGGTGTTGATTGTTGTGCCCGATGACGAACTAGAGCCTGTTTCCGCAGACCAATAAAAACTTCCAGGTCCGCCAGTTTTTAAAACATAACCACTAGTAGTGCCAGTTGGCAGTAAATTAGTCAAGGCCGCACCTGCACTAGTAGCGCCAGTACCGCCTGATGTGACAGCTAATGTTTGACTTAGTCCTGTAGCAGTTCCTATAAATGTTCCTGTTACTGTTCCGGTGAATGTCGGACTATCAATTGGTGCTTTTGTTGCTAAACTGTTTGTGATTGTTGTAGAAAAATTAGCATCATTTCCTAATGCAATTGCCAGTTCATTTAGCGTATCTAATGCTGCCGGTGCCGAACTAACCAAATTAGCAACTGCTGTTTGCACAAATGCAGTGGTTGCAATTTGAGTAGTATTAGTTCCTACTGTTGCTGTTGTTGACAGTGGAGTTCCGGTAAATGCTGGGTTGGCAAATAGTGTAGTTTTGTTTACTGATAAAGAAAGGGTACCTGTAGTATTGAATGTAGGATTAATAACAATTGGACTAACGTCAGATCTTGTTGCTATTATATCTCCAACTCCTTGCACAACTAAACTAGTCATAGCTATTCCACTAGCAGTAATAGTTGAAAAGTCATATGCATTAGCCGATTTATTATACGACAAAAATTGAACCGGAGCATCACCAGAGGAAGTTTTACCAGGCACAACTATGAAACTATCAACTGTTGTGCCTTTAATCATTACTCCAGTATTCGGAAAATCGCGTTGAGTTGTACCAACACCGCCAAATGTTATTCCGTCACCTATATAGAAACGGTCAAGTGTAGTATCATATATTATTTCCCCTTGCAGTGGACAAAACGCCAGTCTGTCAGTGGTTGGGCCACGTCTTACAAGAATACTGCCAGTTGGATTAGTTGCCATATCAAATATTTACAATATCATTGGGACCATATACTTTGTTAGGATTAAATGTAGCTGTACCTGCTACAGGTATCGACCCCCCATCGTATGTTATCAACGTGAGGCTAGTAAAGGTTCCGCCATCTGCACTTGTTATTGTAGCATCCGGATACGGATTAACAAACAATCCCGGATCCAATGCCGGAGTGATAAACAAATTATTTAAATCAAACGGTGCTCCCGCTCTAAGTTGATAGTCCATACAATATTTAGTCAAAAATAAAGGAGCTTCTAGCTCCTTTATTTAACGGGTGTATTGATTTATACTAACTTGATACCGGTAGTTTGTTCTGTATAACGATTTGCGGCATCTTTAGTTGTAGGTGCTAGGACCATTATTGTACTTCTATTTATGGTCACTTCTGCATCCGGATCAGTAGTAAACAAAAATGGTACTAGCCCAATTCCATCCTTGGTTGCTGTTAGACATAATGGTTTAACAACTCGAACACCTAACACACCATCTTCTACTAACTTTGCTACGATTTCCTCGCCAGCTGTAGTTTTAATTGTAACCACTTCACCTGCTGTAATACCTTTGTTAATTAACATGTTATACCTTTTCAAAATGTTTCTTGAGTTCAGTGAACCCGCCTATATAATTATCATCTAAAAATATCTGCGGTAAAGTTCTGGCTGTAGGTACTGCTTCTAGCAACTGATCTTTAGTCCAGTCGGTTTGGACATTTCTTTCTTCAAATTCAATGCCCTTCATTTCCAACAAGGCTTTGGCCTGTACACAATACGGGCATTGATTTTTACTCCATACAACTGCTTTCATGTTTATTCCTTTTTGCTATTATAATGTCGGTAGTGCATTGTAGTCAATAGCATCGCTCATTACTCCGATAACATAATTTGTCGATTCGTTTTCTTGCAGTGCTGTTTGCTTTTTACTAGTATCAACGTGTTTGTTGAACCAGGGAATAGGTGTAGATTTCGGTGCTGGGTTGTTGTACTTGATACCAATATCTTTAAGTGCGCCTACTGCCGTGTAATCCACAAAGTCTTTTAAGATATTAGAATTAAGACCAATCACAGGCCCTTTGATAAACAAATAATCAGCCCATGCTTTTTCTTCACGTATCACATCCATATATAGATTATATACTTCTTGCTCACATTCTAATTTCACTTCGGCAAACCTTGTGTCTTCTTTAACAACTTGGTTGATCAAATAAGCAGTCCAACCTTTGTGTAGGATCTCGTCTTGTAGAATCAATTGAATGATATTACCATTGCCCATAAAGATCTTGTTCTCTACCATGGCCAAACTGGTGGCAAATGATACCATAAATCGGAAAGCTTCTAGTGCATAGCTGGCATGCAGAGCCATGTAAATTGCTTTGATATGTGTACGTTCATTAATCTTTTCACCTAGCTGTTTACGACAATTGATCTGGTGCAAGTCTTCATAGTACTGACCCACACTGCTTGCCATGTCAATAATTTCTTGTGTGTCGTGGATGGTGTTGAATACATCCTTGGGCACATTGTAGATGTTACGTATGATATGGCTGTAACTCTTTGAGTGAATGTTGGTTTCAAAGAATGTCCAGTTGTAGACCAAGGCTTCTAGCTCTGGCAATGATACCACAGGCATAAAGATTTGACTTGGGCCACGGCCTTGCAAACTATCCAATGCTGTTTGTCGTAACAAGTTGCTGGTAAAAATATGTTTAATAGCTTCACTGGCATCTTTGAAATCGTTTGAGTCTTTTGTCAAACTAATTTCTTCTGGTTGCCAAAAAAAGCCTCGTGCAGTGGCTTCAAAGTCTGCTATCTTTTTATACTTGACTTCTTCAAAACGCTGTATGGTAACTGGACCTGCTGGATCCAGGAACATCTTGCGATTAAGATAGTCTGTTTTTGTTTTTAAATTGTATTGTTCTGTGCTCATTTTATATATTGTATGTAATTAATTTACTATCTTCATATTCATCAATTGCTAATTTAATAGTGTCAAATACTAACGAATTTTTAGCTTCTCCGGCTATGTGATTAGGTCTACGGTCACCGTGTAATTTGCTAAGATCATCATCTAACAATGTTATACAAACAAGAGGCGGTCTTATCTCAACACCCGTAGTCCAACGATAATGATATTTTAAATTTGCTGGTTTAAAACTTTCATCATCCCACATTTCAAACTTGCCAAACGACCATAGATGTATAATTTTAGTAGACTTGGGAAACTTGCTTAAAATATTTAAGTCTATGTACTGCATAAGTGCGACATATTCAAGTTCTATTAATTCCCTATCGTATAAATGGTTGTAATACATTCGGGCGGCTGTATGCAAATCATCAGTAGCTGTTGAGTCAACAACCGTATGTGTAATATTTCTCACAGTTCTATGAAATAATCTTCCCGGATTTGTCCATGTAAATATACAAATGTCCGGGTATGAGTTTTTTTCAATATACGGAGTCAACTGGTTTAATAACAAATCTTGAACGCCTGTAGTACCTTGTCCTAGACTAACGATATTTGCAGAATAATGTTCTTCTAATTTTTTTATATAGGTTTTATACTTGTTAAAAAATAATGAAGTTCCGTGCTTTCGGCAACAATAACTATCACCAAAAAATCCAATTGTCAAGCTCATAGCTTGCAACTCTCGCAATCATCTTCTAATTCTTCGTAATGGAATCCGTTTACTTGCACTCCATTAATTTGTGTTTGTTCAGGAGTAGGTTCTTCAATCTGTTTGCTACCTGCTTTGTTAATCAAACTGTAGTAGAATGTTTTCAATCCCCACATGTGTGCCTGCATCAAGTTCTTGGCAATCAATGTTGTTGGCACTTTACGATCTGGGAAGTGTGCTGGATTATAAAATGTGTTTGTTGAAATACTTTGATCCACGTAGGCTGCAATCACACTTGCTGTTTTTAGATAGCCGGCGCAGTCTTTCTGTTCCCACATCAATTGATACTTGTTCTTTAATTTGTGATACTCCGGAACAACCTGTACGAATGATCCTGCTTTTGATTCTTTAACACTGATCAAACTCATTGGCATTTCGATCCCGTTAGTTGAGTTAATAACAACACTCGAACTTTCAACCGGTGCAACTGCCATCTGTGTAGCATTACGGACGCCATATTCTTTCATTTGGATGCGTAATGTTTCCCAATCAAGTTCAGGTGCAAAGTCTGCAAGTTCGTTTGCTCCTTTAGCACGTAATTCCCAAGGGAAGGTGCCTTGACCGTAGCGTGTCTTCTCACTATGTAAGCAAGCGCCACGTTCTTTGGCTAATTCGACTGTTGCTTCCGTTAGGTAAAATGCTTGATGTTCCATCCAACTTTTTACATCTTGCAGTGCATCCTTCTCCCCATACTTGAGTCCACGTTTGGCATGCCAATAGGCCAAGTTAGTAATGCCAATTCCCAGTGGACGAATCTCATCATTGCTTAGTTTACTCTGGATACTTAGGAAGTCTTGATAATCAAGTATGTTGTTAAGGCTACGGTAAAGTATACGACAAGCACGGCGCATGTCTTCCGGGTTACGGAACGCACCCCAATTGATAGATCCCAGTGTACATAACGCAATGCGTCCCTCTGCATCATCGAGACGTTTGAATGATTTAGTTGGTAATAGGATCTCACAGCAAAGATTACTTTGATAGATAGTGTGGTATTCTGGGTCAAACGGACCTTGATTTTGTACATTGTCAACAAACACTAGATAGATGCGGCCAGTGTCAGTGCGTTCTTTCAGTATGCCCGATTTGAACACTTCTTCAGCACTCATTGTCTTAGTACGTAAGTCTTTGCGTTTTTCGTATTTCACATACAGATCTTCAAAGCGTTCTGTGTTTTGATAAAATGCTTCGTACAAGTCAGGCACTTCATTAGGATCAAAGAATGTTATGTTTTCTTTGTTTTTAAATCTTCTCCAGAAGAAAGCACTAAGCACAACCCCATAATCCATATGACGGACTCGGGTTTCTTCTGTGCCTTGGTTGTTCTTAAGTACAATAAGATCATCAAACTGATGATGCCAAATAGGATAGAATACA